AGGAAGTTGATTCAGCGATGCGGATAGTTGACACTAATGACAACTCTCCGTTTCGTTACGGTGGTGGAAGACCGAGTTGCGTTAAATACAGAAAGGGTGTATCTTGTGGTGAAGATGGCCGCAAAACGATTCAGAATGACAAAGGCTGAGAAAGCCGAGAAGGTCATAACAGACCGACAGAAGATGGAAACTGTCGATTCTGAAGAAGTACAGGACGTATTCGACCATTGGGTTAACGTCCATAAATCTGGGTCAAAACGAAAACCAATTTTAGACACGCAGCGCCGCATGTTATTGGCCGTAGCCATCCACGACTACGGCGTCGAGGGCTGCAAGTCCGCCATAGACGGTTGCGCCAACAGCCACTTCCACATGGGACAGAACAAGCAGGGCAAGGTCTACAACTCGCTCGAGTTGATATTCCGAAATCCAGGCAACATCGAGCGGTTCATGGGATACAACGAATGAACGTCGGGGCTCTGGTGGTTCTCATCTCGGTGGTGTATGTCGCCTTGGTGTTCGTTGGACGGAGATGCGATGACTGAAGAAGAACTGGTTAAATTCATCAAGACGGTGTACTACACTTACGACAGGACCCTTGTCCCCAAAGAACTGAAAGAGTACGCCGTCGCATGGGGCCCGTACATACGGGAGTTCGACTACGAACTCGCACAACAAATATTGCCGAATGTTTGTATGGGCAAAGAATATCCCCCTCGTCCTTGGGAAATTCGAGTGGCCTTGGTTGACTACACAAAACGTATTACCCCACCACCGTCACCTCCGCAGGCTTGGGCTCAATACCAGACCATCTTGTCAGAAGTAACCAGCGGGACTCAGACGCGGCACGTCCTGCACCCAGCATTGCACGCGACCCTCGTCGCCATGCAGGGTGTAAGTCTCAACAATCAGTTCGACGCCAAGCGATTTGAGACTCTGTACGAAGATAAAGTCAAAGAATGGTTCAAGAAAACATACTGGACGGGAGAAAAGCAATGACAAAATCTCAGAAAAAGCCAAAGACCGACACGGTCGCAGCACTTTCCATAGTTTTGCTGGGTGGCATGGCCTTGACCTTGCTGGCCCTTGTCATCATCTCGTTTTGAGAATCACATGAAACGAAACGTCGGTCGTCCACCCAAGGAACCAACTGGTGACAAGGTCGCCTTGACCCTGAAACTGCCTTCTTCTGTCAAAAAGAAACTGATTAACGACTCAAACGCCGTGGGTCTCACCCTGACCGAATACCTGATTGCCCTGATTAACCGAGGATGACATGCCCGAACCACGCCGTGCCGACTTTGATGACAGGCTCTACAACCTTGGTATCCGTATCTCTGGCAAGCAAAAGAACCAGATAATCGACTTCGCCAAGTCAAAAGGCATATCCGTATCCCAGTTGATTGAGTACGCCGTCTGGCAATTCATCCGCCAAGACAAAGGAATCCCTGAACCTGGCCCTTCTCAATTCGCCAAGGTCACCCCAGAAGAAAACATCCGCGCCTATTTGACTGGGGAAACCCTGCTACAGCCATGCGGCAAGATTGAATGCACCAAAGATATTGTCATGTTCCAGGGCATGGAGTTCTGCGAAACCTGCAACCTGCGTATCGGTTAATCCCCCCACATTTGAGCCAATGTCGGCTTGGTCGGCTTCAACCCTCTTTTTCTTTGTTCAGCCGCCAGTTGTCTTGAAGTCAACCCTGCCCATACTCCGTGCATGTCCGCTGCTGGAAACTGCAACGCATACCCGAGGCAGTATCTTCTTACCAGACACGATTTACATATAGCCCTTGCCTGTGCTATGTAAGTAATATCCTTATGTTCTTTGGGAAACATAAGGTGGGTCCTTCCTTTACAGGCTGCCATTTCCATCCACTTATCCCCGTGTATATACTCCGCTGGAGTTACTTCTACCTTTTTCTTTGCCATATAAATCTATCCAAATTAATATTTGGACCTGCTCTCTTTCTTGGTGTCTTGGATGTGGACATGGTACGGACTCCCCGTATAAGGGTCAAACCGTGCTGCTGCTGCTAGTGCCTTCATGGCGTGTTGCCTGGCTTTTTGAATTGTGGGGCGCCCGCGACCCGCTAAAGCATGCAAAGCCCCCATTGCGTACTGAGCCCCCGTGCCGATGGCGTAGGTGCCGTTCACGTCCGAATACCAGGAGTAATCCCCGTCAACTGTGTACAGGGTTCCGTTTATCGCCACGATGATTGAACTCCCCATCTCAGCCATATGGGTCTTCAGGTCATTGTCAGGCATTGCATACCCCTGCTGTTCGAAGCACTCTCTCAGGCTTGGTATGAATTTGACCGTAAAGAAATGGTCAAGTTTCCTTCCTTTTAAATTAGGCGGCGCCGTCGGGGGCTGGAATGCATGATGCAGGATGTTGATGGCTCTTACATCCCCAGCCGCGCCGATGAGATACCTGCCGTTTGCTTGGACCTTGCCAGTGCCGTCACGCATGGTGACCACCTGGGTGACATAGCCGTGCTCGTCGACATCCGACACCTGAGAGTCCGTGCAAATGAGTGCGAACGTCTCGCCCTGAATTCCGACGATTGTTGTCATTCAAATTGTCTCTTGTTCTTGTAAAAATCAATTCCTTTTTCGGTGGCTTGGTACAGCCATTCACCGTTTTTATCTATGCCCACTATCTCGACGTAACCACGCTTGAGGAGTTCGTCAAGGGCCTCCTTGATTACTTCCATCATTTCGTCGTCGTCGCCGAACTCGGGCTGGAGAATCACGCAGGTTCATCGGTGGCGTACTCGATGCCTCTAAAGATGCCGCGCCCGCCGAAAATCCACATTGGTTCGTAGTTGAACCATTCGCCGCCCACGCCGAACGGCTGATACTGGACCACTGCCAATCCTTGCTGCCAGTTCTCTCCGCCTATGGCGAGCGGTCTGCCGAAATGGTCGTTACCAGAATTAGTTGAGGGAACTACGCCGTCCGTTCGGCACAAGCATCCAGGACTGGCCGCCATGACCGTTCGTGGCCCGTTTGGACTGCGGCGCGTGCGGTAGGCGTACTCCACTCGGTGCACGTGACCGTATATCACCGACTGGTGGGCGTCGTTCAAGTACTTGGTTGTCGTCGACCCGCTCGAGTTGACTTTGTGGCCGTGTATCACCATCAGGTTGCTGTTGATGAAATACTGGTTTTCTGGGTATCCCACGAGGTACTCCACGTCAAAATCTGCCATTCGACAAAGAAAAGGAACGGAGTTGACTGGGAATTCCTCGCGTTTGGAACCTTTGACCTTGCCCCTGGTTACCCCAGACGTTGGGGAAGCGAAGTTATCTAGGTACTTGTGGAGCCTGGCTTCGTGATTTCCTTCAATCCAAACAATCTTTGCGGCGGGCGCGGCCTCACGCAGTTCTCTGCACAAGTCTGCCGCGCGGTCGATTGCTGGTTGAACCATGTGGCGGAAAGGTATGCGATTGAGATACTTGCCGAAGTCGGCGAAGTCAAGGTTGTCGCCGTTCATGACGATTTGGTCTGGCTTGATATCGCGAATAACTTGCAAAGCCACCGAGATAGCGCGCTCGTCGTGGATTGGCTCAAGTTCCACATGGGTCGGGTCGGTCGATTTGTCGTAATAACCGATTTGTATATCAGGCAGTATCACTGCCGTTTCCCACCCACCCAGTTGCCTCTTTTTTGTCTTTGACTTTTGTCGTTTGATTTGTCGTTGTATTTCGGCCCTGTCAAGCACTGACGCTGGTCCGCCTTCAAAAGAAGGACTTAGAACAACCTGGTATGTGGTGGTCTGTTTCTCCGTGCCCTTTTCTTCGTCGTGGACAGACCTTCCAGTAACCGCGACTTTCTTGATGTTGCCGATATCCGACAAGTCCAGTCCGCTCGAATCAAGCATCTCTTTTATCGCCTTGACCGTGTTTTCTTTGCGGCCCTCTTGGGCCAAGTCTTTCAATTTTTTCACTTTTGCTCCCCCTTGAAGGTTTCGCATGACTTGCTGCCTTTAATACATTCTCGGCGAGTCTCGCCCAACTGGTACCTAGTGAGTTTTATTCCTTCGGCGTTCAGGGCATCAACTATTGGCTTTATGGCAACGTCGGAACGCATAACATCGACAAAAGCCTCTTTTGTCTCCTTGTCCATTTGCGACACCGCTTTGCACACAGAGCACCTGCTGTGAAGACCCTGCTTCTTCAAATTTCCCAAAATTTCGGCTAAGTTGTTTCCCATGTTGCCCCCGTGTGGTGAGTGGTGTGCCCATAATAGTTCATTCGTGATACGCTGTGTCGCAAATCCTTATGTCTGACGAAAAAACCCAGAAACTCGTGTCAGCCTTACGTGAGTCGCTGGGCGACAACGCAAGCGAAGAAATGATTGCAAGTATTTTGAAAACACTTGACAAACAAAAAGTGTTTCGCTACCACAATGAAAAAGTGGTGGGACTTCTTTCCACGCCAGGTCGAGTTCTTTGCGCCCTCATGGAAGACAACACCATGACTCTCCGCTCCCTTGCCGTCTACCTTGACATGAGCGAAACGATGATTGACAAAGTCGTAAAGTCTTTGGTTGGGTCGGGCCTGATTACAAAGACAAAAGTCAACCGACAAAATGTCTACGTAATCAACTACGAATCTGTGTTGAAACATCCTGATATACAGCACCTTTTGGGCGCAATAAACGTTTACCCTAAACAACAGCCAAAGCCATGGGAAGTTGGGGGAACGGAAATCTACTGTTAGCCTTGGTTACCGATGGGTAGCCCAATTATTAAAGACAAAGTTCAACACGGTTCTCTTGGGTACAGGATTCTCAATTACGCCAGATTCATGAACAGGCAGGGTGACGGCACTTTTTCGGTGGCCCAATACCAGGAATTCAGGTTCAAGAGCGTCAAGCCCTCCTACATCAAGCGCTCAATCGACAGTTTGGTTCGCAACGGGCATTTACAGAAAATCGGGCAAGACCGTTACAAATATATTGAAACTAACGTTTTGTATTCTCTGGAAAGTGCTTACAAAGAAACGTTGTGGAAAAAAGCCAAGAACAACCCCAAGCGCTACAAACAAGAACGCGAAGAACTAGACGATATTCAGTCAGACGATTTTTGATTCGTCTTCGACTCTAGCCAAGCGGCGAACACTTCGTCGGTCTTGGGCATGAACCATAGTTGACATTCTTCAACTATCCGAGTGTCGCCTATTACTGTCCAACACAAATCAATGTGTTCTGCCGCAGGGCACGTTCCAGCGTTGCAGTCGAGACCAAACCTGCCGATGAAATGCTTGACCAGGCACCCATAAATAGGGTCCTTGCACTCCCCACTCTCCTCGTGTGGACAATGGATTTCCATGATTTCGAGTTCGGATTTCCATATCCGTAAACGAATGAAATGCCCGTCATCGTGCCACTTCATTACCTGGTCAATCATGAGACCAGGTTACTTCTTGTTTTTGACTGGCCCGTGCAGGTCGTGAGTTCTCAGGGGGTGCCCGACTGGCAGGCGAGTTCTTCTTTTGCCAGCCTTGGTCCCAGGGACGATTTCAACTTGCCCAGTGATTGGGTTGAGACGCTCTCTTTGCTGCGCGCCGCGAGACACTTTTTTGTTTTTCTTGCCCACAATTTATTCCTTATAGATTTATTTTTTCTTGCCCGTCTTCTTGTAGCGGTGGGCGGCGTCGTCCTGCAAGTGTGCATCAATTTTAGCATCAATGACCTGTAGGTCTTCGTCAAGGAACTGCAGTTCTTCTGCAACTTCGGTGAGTTTGTCCATCACCATCCCGTGGTCGCGAACGTTCTCTTCCCTGCTTTTCTTGACTTGATATACGACGGTCGCAAAACCGATGAGAGCGACGATGATGACACCGCCAGTCTCTATGAGAGAGTTGGCGATGTCCATCGTTCCTACTTGATTCCCAGAAGGTCGAGGACTTTTTTGCCAGCCTTGGGGCCAGCGGGCAGGTTATTGGCCTGCTTAAATTTCTTTACCGCCTCGACCGTTTTTGAACCGTAGTCCCCGTCGCAATTTCCTTCGTAGAAACCCTTTTCCTTGAGTTTCTCCTGGAGTTGCTTCACCTTGTCGCCCTTCGACCCTGGCCCCATCCCCTCGCCGTCCGCTGCTGGCTTTGCCGCTTCGGCTTTTGGTGCTTCCGCCTTTGGGGCTTCTGCTTTTGGGGCTTCCTTGGATGGTGTTGGAGCGGCGATGCCGTTCTTGTCCATGTACTCCTTCACTGCGGCTGGGACGTTGTCACCCTCCGTGTATCGCAGGTGCCATGGCTCTTCTGGGACGACTTCCCAACTGAAACCAAATTTGCGAACGTTGTCGACCAACCACTGCAATCTCTTGGGTTCGCCAGCCGTATGGACATCAACGGCAATTCCCAAATTATGCTGCGAGGTCCCTGGTGCCGCAAGGCTCGCCAACTTGGGCGACTTCTTATACCACTTCACGCCCTCAAACGTTCTTGTCTGCGCACCAGCAATCGGCTCTTTCTGGTAGCGAGTGATGAACACGTCGTACTGATTTTTGAAATTTCTGTACGTGTCACCAGATGAAACTGGTTTCAGGGTGACTCCATCTTTTTCGGCTGCTTCGCACATTGCTGCCCAAGCGGCGGCTGCCAGCCAATGCAACTGGCCGCACGGCTTCCCGTTCTCACCGCGCGCTGGTCTTAGCAGATGTCCAGGCAGTTCGCCTGGCTTGACGCCCTTGAGGTCCGATGGAAGTTTGACTGGAACGACAATGTCCCAAATAACTTTGGATGGCATGTTAACTTTCCTTTGCTACTTTCTTTACAGATTTATCTACTTTGTTGAAAACATCGTTGATTTCAGCGACGGTCAACTTGCCGTCGTCAAGGAACGCTCTTGAGAGACCTTCAATGACCGTTGCTACGCCAGCGATGCCAGCCATGAAAACAGCCTTCCACAACGGAACGCCAGCAATCGTGCCAGCACCGATTACACCAAGACCGCTGGCGGCGAACGTTGCCAAGATTCTTAGAAGAATGTTCTTGATTTGTTCCATTACTCATCACTTCCATTTTGCTGCTTCCACATCACCAAGTAATAGTGAGCGGCGAACGCCAGCAGGGTGGCGACGATTGCGACGTTTCTCGTGAAACCAGACAATGTGACCCACAGGATGATGCTGGACGAAAGGGTGAATCCCAGTGCCAAGGTCTCATACCAGAACTTCTGGAGGAATTTCTTCATGCTAAATTTCCTTATCCCGTTTACATATATCCAAATTGAAATTGTGTCCAGCCAAGGTCTGAGGTCGGCGCCTTCTACCTCGCCAGCCTCCTCCTCCTCCTCTTCTTCTTCCTTCCTGGCAACATCATTTTGGTTGGCAGAAGACGAGGATTGCCCACCAATATTACCACTTGTAGCCGCTACCACAGTTGCGCCCACGGCAACCTGTTGCAACGCAGCCACGGCGATTACGGCGCGTCTGGTGCCAACGTCGATTGTCGAGCCAAGAGCAACGTAATTGTCAAAAGCACCAGCAAAAACGTTGACTTGTTCTTCGAACGTTTCTTTTATCTCTTCTGACGCTTCCTGAATTGCGGCAACTATTGCTTCGCCCTGTTCTTCCGACAACTCGCCTTCGTCAATCGCTGCGAAGATTTCTGTCGCCTGCTCGGTGTCAACAGATGCGATAACTGCCGCATTACTTGCAAGTTCCGTGGCAACCGATTCATCAACGCCGCCTTGGATTACTGCGGCCACGACTGCGGCAATCTGCTCTTTATCTTCTTCAGTAAGTTCGTCGACCTCCTTTTCCTCGATGATGGCGTCGAGGATTTGCTCAACCACTTCGGCGAGTTTTTCCTCTTCGACATCATCGAGTAGTTCGGTAACTGCTTCAATTATTTCTTCTGGTTTTGCAGCATTGTCCAATACGGCAACAACATCTTCCACTACCTGGAGCGTTTCTTCCTTTGTTTCATCTGATGGTTCTTGTACTGGGTCTGTGCTCTCTTGTGAAATTTCACCATTGTCTGGCTCATCTCCTCCGCTTGGCTGCGGCTCGGTTGGTTCTGTTGTATCTGTTGAATCAGGCGTTGAATTTTCTTCAGCCTCCTCCTCGCCTGCATCGTCTGAAATTGCAATTGTTGTAGTTGTTTCATTTTCCTCTTCTTCTGGTTGTGTTTCTTCGGGGACGGTGGTTTCTGGAACTGTATTGTCAGGTTGAGTCGTAGTCGTATCTTCAGGCTCTGGCTCCGTAGTCGTAGTAGTTGTCTCCACTACTGTGCTCGGAGTTACTGGCGCGACATACTCCGTCGTGGTAGTCGCTGGCGGAACGTAAACAGTTGTCGTAGTCGTAGTAGTCGTAGTAGTCGTAGTGGTCGTAGTGGTCGTA